GTGTTTCCAGCAACCATTTTCATGCTTGGACTCATACTCTTTCTCAATAAATTTACTGATCTTTTACCCATAATATATCCTCCTTATATATTCACAACCTTAAAAGGGTGTGTATAGTAATTAGTTTGCTTCTCAACGTTTATAGATAAAAAAAAGCCCCTCAAGGAAATAATTTCCAAGAGGGGCTCGCTCTTTGAGAAGCGTTAGTTTATTGCTTATACAAGGTCAGCAACAACAACAAGACCGTACATATCAGGTCTTACCATCTTCTTCGCGTAACGGGTCATTACACCCTTACGAGGTACAAAGTCCTCGATACCGAAGATAGTTGGAGTTACCTGAAGCGGTACGTATGGTGCATAGACATATCCGCTCTCAAGGAACGAACTACCTTTGCGACCAACGAGAACCACGTTTCTTGGGAAATATGGATCTACGTATACGTCTTGCTTCTTGCTGAGTGCACCGACGCGAACAGCGCCAACGGAGCCGCGATCAAAGTCGCCGCCAACTTCAGCACGGAAGCCTGCTGTAAACTCAAGAATGTTAGCAACCTCTGGGGAGCAAACAACAAAGTTTGCGCCACCACGAAGTGTCTTACGGTGGATACGTGCGGAAACATCATTAATTGTTTCACACAATGTCTCATACCATTCGGACACTGTACCAGTGAAGTCAGGTGTTACTGTAGTAGCACCAATTTCTGCACCAGTCTCGCGGTTTACGAACTTACCAGCAGCACGAGACCAGTAGAGTGTTCCACCGGTTGCGCCCTTAATGAGGTCCTCAAGGATCTCACGGTCGATCTCAAGAGCGATTTGCTCGGAGAGAATACCTGTAAGCTCGACTTCTGCGTCGAGGTTGTGATAAGCATTGAGGTCCTGACCAAGTTCAGGGGTCCACTTTGCCTTCAACTTCTTGGTTTGTGCTGTAACAGATACAGAGTCTACCTTAAGGTCGATCTCTGGAATCTGTGTTGAGTCTTCCATGTTCCATGTGTCTGCGCCTACAACAGCGCCTACGCCACGACCACCAACCTCAGTTACATTGTTGTAATTATCTCTGATTGGGAAGTTAAACAAAAGACCGTTTGCTGCGAGACCAAAGCCGAGATCCTCAAGGAGGTTATCATTAACAGCGTTGGAAGATGCCTGGAATACCATCTTAAGCTTGAAACCAGCGTTTGTAGGATCATCACCAGCGGTTGAACCGGAGTGAATTTCAGTCAAACGACGTACAAGCGTACCATTTGGTAATGCACCAGTCATCGAAATAGCAATAAGATTGTCCAAGTCCAACTGCGAAATCGCTGCGGAACCTGTCATCGATGCTACAACACAAGCCGAACCAGAAAGGTCTGGGTCGAAACGGATTGCTTTGTCGAGGTCATCGTCACCGAAAGAACCTGTACCAGCAATGTAATCAGCTGCCTGAGTTGCCATTGCCAAGCCGGTGCTACCTGTTGGGGAAGCGTATCCGTTGTTGAGGGCGTAAGGACCGTCTTCGGCACCGTCACCGGTAAGTGTAACACCACCAGTGATTTCGGAACCTACTACGGAACCTCCATAAAGTGACTCAGAAGCCTCGTAACCAAGTTTGGCGTTGAGGGTTGTGAAGTCAAGGAAGAAAATGAGTCCCGATGGGAGGCTCATTGGTTGTACGCTAACAAGATCGTTAGCGATAAGGCTACCAAAGACACGACGAACGAGAGGGAATGCAACTGATGCAAATCCTTCTACGTCACCGCTTGCCATTGTGGAAGCCTCTCTAAGCAGCTCTTTTGCTTGATTCTCAAGAAGGCGAGCCATGCCACCTTTTTCTGTATCGTTACCAATGCCTTCCAAAAGACCGGTTTTGTCCCACTTTTCAAGTAGAGCAGCACCTTCTTTTGCCAAGTCTCTGTTAACGATACCTTCAGTAAGTTTTTCTAAAACAGACATTTTAATACTCCTTTATTATCGTTTTAATCTTTATGAATACCTGCTAGTGCCTTCCAGCGACTAGAAGTGTTTTCATTTACTCGTTTTTCCTCACGACGAGGAAGTGTTGTCGAAGGACGACTGACTGCTTCGTCCAGTGATTGTGGTCGCACTTTCGTGTCAGACCCCACTGCACTTTGAAGTGTGTCAAAAATAACTTTTGTCTCTTCAACTGACGAAGTATTGGATAAAGACTCGACAATATTTGTTTTTTGTCGCTCATTCAAAGAGGTGCTACCCAAAACTTTGTTTGTATAGTAAAGTTGTGCGTTAGTCAGATTGACTTCTTCTAACTTTACCTTCATCTTTGACATAAGTTTTTTAAGATCGTTATTTGATTTAACAAGATCTTTCTTATCTTTTGTCAAAGTTTCAATTTGTTCGTTCAACTCAAGCTCTTTTGTAGAGGCGATTTGAACAAGTTTTTCTGTGTCAACAGGATCCGAAGCCTGTTCTGTCGGAGTTGCCTCCTCGGCTTCAGCGTCTACTGCTAAACGTGCTTTAATGATGTTCTCTAGTTCCCTTTCCATGGTTTTGTTTGTTGTACCACCGGGTTGACCACCAGGAACAGGCGTTACATTAAGGTTGACCTTCTCTACAAGTTGGTCAATCCACTCTTCAGGAATATCAAGATCTTGATCTTCTTGAAGGGCCATCTCGTCCTCTTCCTCTTCTTGGTCTGCATCTTGCAACTCGTCTTCTACATCCGAAACGATATCTTCACGATCAGTCATCTCGTCTTCAAGTTCTTGTGCAATTTTCATCAAATCAATTACAATCTCTTCTCCCTCGTCTGGACAAGGGCACATATCATCACCGTCTGTATCAGCGCGTGGGACATCTGGGAACTCATCTGTTGGTCCTTCACTTGCGTCTCCTGCGGCATCTTCGAAGTCTAGCCCGGAAATCTCATCCTCTGGCTGTTCAAGCAACTGGTCTATAGCAGTTTTTACTTCTTCAGAATATTTCTCGATTATACTTTGCTCTGCACTCTTAAGTGCGGCTTCACGCAGGGCTTCTGCGTCAATAATAGCCTGTTCTAGCATTTTTGACATGTCAAATTCTCCATTAAATGATTGCAATCAAAGATAAATAGTTGTTATCTATACAAAAAGCCATTTATTCACTCTCTGTGGAGTTTTCCAACTCTTTCACACGCCAGGAAAGTTCTTTGACGGCATTAACTAGCGGCATAACAAGCGCGTCGAATGACATGCTTTGGCGTCCGTCTGCACCCACACTCCAGCCACCAAAGGTTGTAACGCCTTCTATGTCCAGAGCCTGCTTGATCTCTTGCGCGATGAACCCATGAATAGTCTTTCCTCCACCCATTGGTGTTGTATCATCTGCATTGTATGCAGCCCATTCTTTCGGGAACTCACTCGGTGACTTGTGTTGGTATGTCACAGGGCGAATGTTGTTAATAAAGGATAACCCCAATGTGTCATCTTCAATTCTAGTTTTCTGTCGTATATCGGAAGAGTGATTCCAAGTAGCATCAGCGTTGTAATCATTTTCAATATGACTGGAGTCATTACCGATAAAGACTGCATTATCTTTTGTACCTGTAATGTTGTTACCAATAACAATCTGGTTTGTTGCTGTGGCGTCTTCGATATCTGCGTTGAAACCTAAGCAAGTGTTCTCAACACCAGTTTGTGTTGCCAGACCAGCCTGAGAACCTACAAAGGTGTTCGAATGCCCTGCTGCCCGGATATCACCTCCGGCTTCTGCACCTACACATGTGTTGTGGTCACCGGTAAGTTTAGCACTAGGGGTTTGAGGGCCGGATTTCCAGCCTAAGAATGTGGACGATATTCCGGAAAGATTCATTTTACCGGCAAAGTAACCAATTGCTGTTGCACCTACTGTACCGTCCGTACCTGTCTGAGCGGTTAATGCTTGATATCCAACAGCCGTGGACCCGTCACCTGCGACGTCTACGTCTAACGCATTATGTCCAACTGCTGTATTGTATTGTCCGGTAGTAATCGCTGCACCAGTGTTTGTTCCAACAAAGATAGAACCATCTGCGTCGGAGGTCATGACTGCTGCTCCAGCGCCAACACCTACACATATAATATTTCCACCAGCGGTAGTTGCTCCACCGGCTCCTCCACCAATAAAGATGTTATCGTCTCCACCTTGAAGAGCGTCTCCGGCTGCTGCACCAAGAATTGTATTACCTGTTCCTGTGCTTACGGCTTGACCAGCGTTGTATCCAACTGCTGTATTACTACCGTGTCCATCTGCGTCTGCTTCAAATGTTTCAAGAGCCTGATAACCAAATGCAGTGTTGAAATCTCCATCGACATTTGTCTTGAGTGCTTCAAAACCAACTGCTGTGTTTCCAGCACCAGTCGTAAGAGCG